TTGTATAGTTTAAATAAGTGCCAAGGCCGCCAGTAATAGCGTTTGCACCGCCTACCATGCCCGCCGCTTGAGCCGCCGCGCCGCCTGTCATTAAATTGCCAACATTTGCTGCGTTAGCAGCGCCAAATTGGCCCAGTTGACTAGTAGTCGTTTGACCTATGCCAGCCAAAGATTGCAAAGGATTTAGTTGAGCATTACGCTCGAGTTGGTAACGATTGAATGCGTTTGTATATTCATTTGATGCCGCGTTTTGCGCGTAGTCTTGCATCCCTTTAAGCGTTTGCCCAGACACCAAACCACCTCTTGCACCGGCTTGATGCGCTAGTGCTTTACGACCTTCAGACAAACGAAACGCATAGCCTGGGTCTTGCTGAAACTGTTCCATGCCAAACTTTTGATAGTTTGTTGCCAAGGGCGTCAACGCATTAAGCGCAGTTTGACCAGCCGCACGATAGGGCGCTAGATCTTCACGAGTTTGTTCAAACTGTTTTTGCTGAAGATCAGCCGCACGATTTGCGGCGGCAGCTTGTGTGTCTGCTGCGCTACTGGCAGAACTTGCGCCAAGCAAAGAACTTCCAATCATTGCGGCGGGTAACATCCATGGCATAATTTACTCCTGAAGGCACTGGGCCAGTTCACGGGCTTGCGCGTTATCGCCAGCCACTATTAACACTTCGTCAATTTCATTTGTATCTGTGCAATCGGTGGCGTGAATACAATACCACACAACATCTGTAAGCGATTTTACGCCATGATGTTTATTTGCTTCAATAGTCAAACAGGCTGGCGCATGAATAATTTTGCGCTCATTGTCCACCATCAATTCAATTGAACCACTGGCAAGGATCGACAAATGGTCGAACTTGTGCTTATGTTGCACAAGTATATGTCCAGCAGGAATTCGTGTTTCCTTGGCATATACCCCCGCACTAAAGTGGTGGTTAATCATCAGGTTACCTCACGCCCAGAAACGCGAATGTTGATTGCGCTGGCTGTGCCTGCAATTGTACTGATAAAGTCGCCAATGCCAAGCACTTGGCCAACCAGTTCAGGAAACGTGTAGACCTCAGACGCCTGCAAGGTCTTGGTCTTGGTGATCAAGTTGGTGTTACCGGCAGAGCCTGCGGTCGTGACCAAGTTGACGCTGATCGTAGCGGCAGACGCGCTGATGTTAGTCGCTGTAAACTTGTCGATGATGGCAGTAACGCCAGTCGCGGTGTACTGGGTTGTTTGCGCGTTTTCGGCAAATTTAGCCGGTACAAGTACCTTTACTGATACGGTCATGGTTTACTCCAATAAGAGGCAATTGTTAGCGGCCTGTTGCATGATGATCCAATTTGTGCCGTTAGACACCATTGTCGCCCAATTTCCTACAACTGCCAAGAGGATTGCTGTGCCAGCTACGGTGCTGTCGATAGGCACAACATTGCTTGATGCCGACACCAAGGTCTGTGCTTGCATGTTCTTAAAGGTCAGATACCTACCGGGCCATGCGCTTGCCGTTGGCAAGGTTACCGTACAAGTTGAACCTGACTTGTTGTTGATATACCACGCGCTTGTGCCAACAGTAAAGTCAGCCGTAACGGTCACTGGCACAGTTAACAGCAAAGCAATGGCTGCACTAATTGCGCCTGCATCAAACACGGGCTGAACTTGCAAAGCCTGAATTTGCTTTTGTATTTCGGCTATTTGAGACTCTACAGCAGACGTTGATGGCTGGGTTTCAACCTCTTGCGCCAATGCCTGCAAGGCCGCATCGTAAGACGCAATCAAAGACTCAGAACTAAATGTAAGGCCAGAATCGTCAATAACGCCAGTCGCAATGTTATTGAGCGACAGAAAGAACAAATACCAAGCGCGGTCAATTAGACCCGTGCGAGGGTCAATTAGCGGCACTCGCGGCGGCGTGATCGGCGTTGGCGTAGCGTTAGGGCTAGGCATTCGTTGGACTCAGAATAAGTTCTGCGCCCATGATGGCAATCTTCACAGGATCGGTGCCAGACGCCTCATACACTCGGTCACGCAACTTGGTGGTCATGCCAAGGCGACGCCAGATTACACGTTTGTAATACTGACCAATCTTGCCCATAGATGTCCAATGCTCGTTTGACCATGTGTGGCCGCCATCGTCTGACCAGCGCAACATAACTTGAGGATCATTGCCTTGGCCGGTATTTAATCCAACACCAGATTCGCAATCTAATTGCAACATGTGCTGGGTCGTGCGTTTAAGAGTATTAGTGCCAGTTGGCAGCGCACGCCATGAACGTAGCCACTTTTGGATGCTGCCGTTGTCCGAATAGTCGTCTAGGTCAAACGCATAGATGTTGCCACTCTCAAAGTCGCCAATGACGATCTTGTTATTGAACGCCATCTGGCAGTTGCCACGGTGACGGGTGAAATCGCCATTGACAAAGCCTGCACGCTCATGCCAGGCTTGCGTAGCCGCGTCATAAACCCATGTTGTATTGGCACTAGGGAAAACCAGTACATAGAAGCTGTGGCCATCTTGTTGGTATGTGTAACCAATAGCGTCTGACAAATCAGCGTACTGCTGAATCTGCCATTCAACAGCGTGGGTAGAAATTCGCACACCGGCATAACCATTGGCGCGGTAGACAATACCTTGGCCACGGCGGTCACGGCCAAGCCAGAACAAGCCGTTGTCCATCTTGGCAATAGAGTAGGGGGCAGCGCATCCTAACTCGTTAAACGCGCCTTGGATGCGTTGCAAAGGGAAATCTGTGGCGCCAGAGTCGTACCAGACTTCAATTGAGTTAGTGCCAAACGCCCACACTTCGCGGAAGTTGGACACCACGGCCACCAAGCCGTCTGGTGAGCCTTCAGTGCTGACAAACTCTAGCGGGTCAATGGATGTGCCGTCTAGCAGTTGTGTTACCCACATCAACTGGCTGTTTGGCTGATTAAACACAAAGTAGCCGTCTAGATAGCAGACAGTCACAGCGCCTGGGAAATCAACGTCAGTGATCTGGCCAAAGGCGTTTGTTGTGTTGTTGTAGATGTAGCTGGGGCCATTGGCCGCAATGAACAATTGCGTACCGTTGTCAGCCAGACTGACGGGGCCAGTACCGGCCACTGTGCCGATTAGCGTGGCCACATACGCGGTGGTGATCTTGTAAAGCTGAGTGCCTGACACCACAAAAGCTGTGGTGTCGTTGGACGAGAACGCCCACAGACCACGAATTGGGCCGCTACCTATGGTGTTGAGTAACTTCAGGCCAGGGGCGCGGTTTAGAAATGCAGGCTCTTTACCGGCCTCGGGGACGATTTCGGGAAAAAGGTTGACCATCCGAGCGTCTGCCGCATTGACAGATCGCGCTACATAAGTAGAGCCAAGAATCGGCGTCTTCATTAGTAGTTACCGGCATAGATGTTGAAACGCTGGCGGTTGGCCACCAATGCGTAAGGCAATGCCATCACATCATCAGGGTTGTTAATGCGCTTCAAGTCACGCTTGGAAGTCATTGCAATGCGCTGCACTTGGGGGCTTGGCTCAACGCCAAACTCAGGGGCAAACTCCATGGCCAAATTGTATGTAAACGCACGCAGATAGCCTGGTGGGTAGTACAAAACCGTGGACAAGGTAGCTGGGTTGTTTAACTCTTCAACCGACACAAAATGAAACTCCAAGTTCTGCGTGGGCCTTGGATAAACGTACATCTCAATGTCAGGAAACGTCATGTTGACCCACATCACTTGTGGGTAAGTGGACGTTACGGTCTTAACAGCAATACCGTTGTACTGCTGTTGATTGATAAACTTGATGCCATACGACACATTGTTGGGCGCTCTGAAGTAGGTAGAGTCGTCAAGCAAAACGGGGCGAAGGCCAATAAAGTCACCAGTTGGGCCAAGGGTGCGGCTAATAAAACTCGCAGGCCATGTGAAGATTTGATCTTGCGTGGAAAATACAGACAGACGTTCTGTGTTCCAACTGTCAATCATCTGATTAAGCGCCATCAAGGCGTCTTGTGATGTAGCCGCAGAGGGCGTTTCACCTTCAGCAAGCACACCGAGAAGCCGAAGGGCACGTTCAATTTGTTGGCCAGCGGTGTACGTTGTCATGCTTAAACCTCTTCAGTAGTCACTTTTCTACGGCGCTTAACTTCCAGCACGTTTACAGGAGCCGCTTCAAGTTCAGAAGACGTATCTGAATTATAGCGAATCCAGCCATTTTTTTCATCAACTTCTGCTTCAATATCCATGGTTGCTACTTTAGCACCATGAACAGGGTGTGTAAGATAAATAACAGCCATTATTCCTCCAAGGGCGTTGGTTCGGGTGCTTCAATACGGGCTATTAACATCCGATATGCAGAGATCGTGGACTGAGCTTGAAGAAGAAAAGTACGAGCCTTTTCTGCTTCTTGCTCAAGTTCCTCGATCTCGCAAACCAAGAATTCCTTGGTGATTTGCATTACACAGCGTCCGAAACCATGATGTAGTACGGTGTACCGTTGTCAGCCACGATTTTAATAACGTGGGTAACAGCGGCTGCCGACTTAGCACGGAAAATTGTGTTGGATGCTGGTGCTGGCATGTTAAGCAGCGAACCAATTTTTACAGAGCCACTATCAGACACTCGCATAAATGCGGTGACGGCAGGCAAAGTTACACCAGCAGCAAAGTTGGAATCCAACTGAATTGCCGACAAAGTTCCGCCAGGAGTAGCATCTGTGCCGCCCAAAGTAGCGCGGATTGCGTTAGCAGCACCAGAAATACTAGCTGAGTTGCCATCAATTTCACAAGAAATGTGAGCGCCGTTAATAGTACCGGCAGCAGCAGCGCCAGCGCCAGTCACTACGGAGAACGCACGAAGCGTTTCACCAGAGCCTGTGCTTGTGAAAGTTAACTTGTTGTAAGACAAGCGAGTGTCACCACTGGCCGCGCTAGTTGTAGCGTAAGAACCGTTCAACACACCAGAAGATGTAAGAGCGATAGGATCGCCAGACGAGCCAACTTGTACCGAATCAAATGCTGGGTCAGCGAATGCAACGCCAACAGCTTTAGTATTTGCCATGATTAAATTCCTTTATCAATTCCAAAAGGGAGAAAAATAGGAGCCGAAGCCCCTATTTAGATTTAGCCCAAGTTATACACAACGTAAGTGCCGTCACCGGTCTTACGGAAACGGAATGTTTGGCTAGATGTAATGGCAATAGCAACAAAAGCGTTACCGCCGTCAGTCACGCCAGTACTAGCAGCCAAAGTCACCGTGCCGGAGCTGGTGCCAATGTTGACAATTGACAAATCAAATGTGCTACCAACAGTAGCGTTAGGAACAGCAGCGTCAATCAACGCGCCTGTAGGAAGCGTATAAACTGCCGCAGATCCGCTGGGGTTAGCCACCAACATCTGATTGACAATTTGCGCTGCCGTTAGGGTTGCAGTAGCCGTAGCTGTCTGAGGGGCGGCCATTGCGCCCATGATAGTTTCTTGA